TAAATATAAAGTCATTTGAAGAGGTACCAATATACCATACAAAAATAAAACATAAGACGGAGATAATGTAATATGATAAGAGAACAACCAAGTTTATTTAAAACACAGAGCATCACCCTTGCCGGTGAATTAATAGATATTAAAAAAGGTGTTGATTTGTCTACAATAAATTTAAATACTAAAGAAAGAAAAGTTAAAATAACACCAAATAGATTTATACTTTATCCGACCGGAGAAACCCACCCCTACGGGGATAAAATTCCTTCTTTAAAAGGAAATGATTTTCCTTTTATTGTGAGCCACACAAAAAGAGGCACAAAGATTTTAAAACCAATGATTAGACCTTTTTGGGATTATCCAATCATGTGTTTACCACAGGCCAATGAGCAAAAAGGTAAAAAGGGAGAACAATTAAATGTAATGATTTTATTTCATAAATTAGTCGGTAGGGCATTTTTTAAATTACCAGCTGATTTAACGTGGGATATTGCTGATCGGTTGTGGGTTTTTCATCATCAGGACGGCAAAAAATGGGATTACAGAGTGAAGAATCTTAAACTCGTTAGTCAGAAAATAAATCAAGAAAAAAAAGAAAAAAATTTAAAAAAACTTTCCAGAGAAGAAATTTTACAACAAGCAAAAATAAGGGGGCTATTTTGATCAGTAGAAAAATATACGGGCCTCCGGGAACAGGGAAAACAACTAAACTCATTAATTATGTCAAGACGTTTTTAAAACTAGGCACGCCTATTGATAAGATAGGATACTTTGCATTTACAACTAAAGCTGCAAATGAAGCTATTGATAGAATGTTAGACTACCACACAGCTTTTGAAAGAAAGGATCTTAAACATTTTAGAACACTACACTCTCTTGCTTTTAATAGACTGGGTATGAAAAAAGCACAAGTTATGCAGGATGAACATTATGAAGATATAGGAAGCAAGTTAGGGATTGAAGTAACAGTTTATTCTAATGGTCAGGAAAATACCGGCTTTGTAGATTCAAATAGTGAATACTTTAACTTAATAAATGCAGCTAGGATTAAGGAGATATCGATTGAAGATGAATACAACACAGGAATGTATTCTTATGAATTAGAGAAAAATTTATTATATATTTTAGAGCAAGAATTAAATAACTATAAAAATTCTTTCAAGCTTTATGATTTCACAGATATGATTGAAAAGTTCAATATGGCCAAAATGTGTCCGAAATATGACGTAGTGTTTATTGATGAAGCTCAAGATTTATCCCCAATACAGTGGAAAATGGTAGATATTCTGCGGGAAAATTCCAAATATACTATATTAGCTGGCGATGATGATCAAGCTATTTATGGCTGGGCTGGTGCAGATGTACTTAAATTTATAGCTACACAGGCTAAAAAAGACATTATTTTGCCACAATCTCACAGGGTTCCTAGGAGTGTACAAATAATAGCAGATAAAATTTTAGACAGAATTCCCGAAGATAGAAGAGTTAAAAAGAATTGGAAAGCACGAGACGAAGAGGGTTTAGTTAACCATATAACTGCAATTGAAGATGCTCCCTTACATGAAGGAGACTGGCTCGTATTAGCCCGAACTAATGATAGATTAGAAAAATTAAAACCTATTTTAAAAGATATGGGAATTTATTTTCAATTTAAAGGACGTAAAAGTTTTACAGCATCCTTATTTAGAAGTATTCTAAACTACACAAGGTGGCAGAATAAAGGAGATAAATTATCTTTAAGTGAAGTAAAAGATATTTTTGAATGTACTCAATCTTATCATACCCTTAGTGAAGAAAGATTATATGATTTAACTGAATTTGGATTTAGTAATACTCAAAGATGGTATGATGTTTTTAAAACAAACCCAGATGAATGTTTATACATTAGAGAAATGTTAAGACAGGAAGAAGCTTTACATAAAAATGCAAGAGTACAATTATCTACAATTCATTCTGCTAAAGGTGGGCAGGCCACAAATGTTTTATTAATTTTAGATAATACAAAAACAATTAGAGAAGCAGTAGAAAAAAGTAATAATAAACACGATGAAGAACAAAGAGTTTGGTATGTTGGGGTTACACGTACAAAACAAAACTTATATATAATGACAGCTAAAAGAGAGGATAGAGGATATGACATCGAAAGTTTGGGATAAGCAACACGGCGGATCACATTATCAGAAATTTAAAATTCAGCCAAGTAAATTCGTAGTTGAAAATGAGTTGCTTTTTCCAGAAGGATGCGCTATAAAATATATCTGTCGTCACCGACTGAAAGGAAAGAAGGAAGATATATTGAAGGCTATACATTTTTTAGAAATGATACTTGAAAGAGATTATCCCGAAAAAGAAATTCCAAAAGAAAATTTACCAAAAGAAAAACCAAACTCATGGGGGATACGTGAAGATTCCTAAGTTTGAAGCACAAACTGAGTGGGTTAAACCTACAGAGTTTCCTGACTTAAGACAGGTTGATGAAATAGCAATTGACTTAGAGACAAGAGATCCTGATCTAATTAAAAAAGGATCTGGTTCTGTTATTGGTAATGGAGAAGTAATTGGTATTGCTGTAGCTACAAAATTTTATAAAGGATATTTTCCAATTGCTCACCAAGGTGGTGGTAACATGGATAGATCAAGAGTACTGGCTTGGTTAAAAGATGTATTAGAAGCGCCATCCACAAAAATTTTTCACAATGCTATTTACGATGTTTGTTGGTTAAAAGCTATGGGCTTTAAGATTAACGGCGATATAGCATGTACAATGATTGCTGCGGCAGTAACAGATGAGAACAGATTTCGTTATGATCTCAATAGTTTATCGTGGCATTATCTGGGTTATGGTAAGAACGAAGCTGCACTAGCAGAAGCTGCTTCTGAATGGGGTATTGATCCTAAGGCAGAAATGTACAAACTTCCTGCTATGCATGTTGGATCTTATGCAGAAAGAGATGCTGAAGTAACCTTTGGTCTTTGGCAAGAAATGAAAAAAGAAATTATTAATCAGGATTTAGAGGATATATTTGATTTAGAATCTGATTTATTTCCTTGCCTAGTTGATATGAGATTTAAAGGAGTACGAGTAGATGTAGAGCGTGCTCATCAAATGAAAACAGAATTTAAAAAAGCAGAGCAAGAGTTATTACACAAGATAAAAGGTGAGACTAACATTGATACACAAATATGGGCAGCAAGAAGTATTGCCAATGTATTTGATATGTTAAGATTAGAGTATCCTCGTACAGAAAAAACTGAGGCACCTTCATTTACTAAAAATTTTTTACAAGAACATAAACATCCTGTGGTTAATATGATTGCTAAAGCTAGAGAGATTAATAAAGCTCACACAACTTTTTTGGATTCTATTTTAAGATATGAACATAAGGGGAGAATACATGCAGAGATAAACCAATTAAGAAACGCCGGAGGAGGAACAGTAACTGGAAGATTTTCTTATCAGAATCCTAACCTTCAGCAAATTCCTGCACGGAACAAAGATCTGGGTCCTAAGATCAGATCATTATTTATTCCTGAAGAAGGTTGTAAGTGGGGAGTATTTGACTACTCACAACAAGAACCAAGATTAGTAGTTCACTATGCATCATTATATAAACTACCATCAGTCTATGATGTGATTGATGCATACAACACGGACTCAAGCGCAGATTTCCATCAAACAGTTGCTGATATGGCTGACATACCAAGAACCCAAGCTAAAACAATTAACCTTGGACTATTCTATGGAATGGGTAAGGCTAAACTTCAAGCAGAATTAGGTGTTACTAAAGAGAAAGCTACAGAATTATTTAATACTTATCACCAAAGAGTTCCTTTTGTTAAACAACTTATGGAGAAAGCTTCTAACAGAGCACAGGACAGAGGACAAATCCGTACACTGCTGGGTAGACTATGCAGGTTTCATCTATGGGAACCTAATCAATTCGGGATGCATAAAGCATTGCCTCACGAAGAAGCACTCAGGGAACATGGACCGGGGATCAGGAGAGCATACACATACAAAGCATTAAATAAATTAATTCAAGGTAGTGCTGCTGACATGACAAAAAAGTCTATGTTAGAGCTTTACAAAGAAGGTATAATACCACATATACAAATTCACGATGAATTAGATTTGTCTATCGAGAACGATGCACAAGCTAAAAAAGTCATCGAGATTATGGAAAACGCGGTTACACTTGAAGTACCTAACAAAGTTGATTATGAATCAGGTGATAATTGGGGGGAGATAAATGATTAATGGCTTACTTAAATGCAAACATACCTGTTATCGAATGTTATGTAAGAGGAAATTATCTTCGAGATCAAAAAGATTCACACGATAAATATTTTACCTGCACTATATTTGGTTTTAGTTCTATTCCAAACTCAGTACCATTATTTCATTTTATGATGGAAGATGGTGGTATATGGTGGAGAGCACCAATATCAGCTTTCTGTAAAAAACCTGGGGTTAAAGAATTACCATTAGATGAATTAATGATGTGGGATTGCTTTAGTTATAATGTAGCAGTCACAACTTTTTATGAATTAGCTGGCTCCAAAATGAATTACATTTCACGACGTAAAAAATATAGAGAAGGAACCTATTTATTTACCATTGATTGGTGTGGTGGAGACTTTAATGAATTAAATTTTGGTTACTCAGAAAAACCTGATCAGCATAAATGTGGCCATGTGATTGAGTTAGATGATGGAAACTATGCAATACAGCCAAATAATAGGCTAAGAGTCTTTGATCCATCAATGGGTAATGACCCATCAAAAACCTTGATTAACCGACTAGTAACTAGTA